CCTTTCAATTTTCTTTCAACATTGATATGGTCTAGGATAACTTCACCTTGATCAATTGAAGGCCTTCCAGCTGCCTTAATCAAGTATGCAGGGATGCCCTCAATATACATGATGAACCGATTTGCCATCTTAGGTTCATACGCTGTATAGAAAATTTCTGTGGGATCAAGTAATTCTGCCATCTTATTTTACTCCATTTCTTTTATATAAATATGTGTCATCCATTATTCTGGGAACGAAGCACCCGTTGGTAACACATTGAAATCAATAACAATGAATTCAGCCGTCTTAGCAGGCTGGAGGAAGATTTGTCCTCTCATTTCATTTCTATCAATTACGTCTGGTGTATTGGTTGTCTCATCCATTACAACTCTAAACGCATACAAACCTTGACGTTGTTGTACGTTTTCAAAGTAAGGATTAACAAGTCCTAAGAATCTATTTCTTGTTACCGTAGTATTTTGTTCGAATACTAAGTACTTGGTAGACGATGCAATAAACTTCTTAGCATTAATCAACAATCTTCTTACATTGACTCTATCTAATGCAGATGACTTCTTTTGCAATGTCTTCTGACCGTAAACAACTACTCCGCTATTTGGGAAAGTTGCAATCGGGTTAACATTGCTATCATATAAAGTATCTCTATTAGCTTGAGTCAACTTTCTTTCGGTTTGAACTGCAATATCAATTCCACCTCTATTTAAGCCGGCAGGTGCAAACCACGGAGCAGCAACTCTGTCGTTAAATGCATACACGCCTGGAATCAAAGTAGATGCAGGAACCCAAACATTCTTACCAAGTTCTGTATCAGGAATCTTAATCCATGGCCAATACGTTGCAGCATAATTGCTATCACGTGCTTCAGCCTTTCCAGTTGCAGTACTAATACCAGCACCATACTCTGCAGGATCGATAACTAAGAAACAATCGCCGCGGTCTTCACACATATTCAATGCCTCGCTAATTACAGTAGCATGATTAGTATAGTTATCAATCAAGCCTGGTAATGTTATCAAATTGATATCATACTCATCCTGGTTCTTCAGCAATCTAATTGCATCAATGTATGAATTTTTACCTTCAGATCCATTAGCTAAATTAAATCCTTGCGTATTTGTATTAGAAATTTCGCTATTCCATTTTTGCGGATGTACAATTTGGCCATCGCTACCTCCGGAGAAAGATCCGGATTGATTAGCTGGAATTAAACTATCATCTCCAACAGCTACACCATTTTCATCTAAATAATTGTAAGTACTTTTTAATACTTCAACACGTACATATTTAGAACGGTTACCGTATGAACCAGACAATTGCAGGAACGGATCTAAGCCGCCGGCGTCTCTTAATGTATATGACTGGTCACCTACTACACGTCCAATAAAGTTTGGAGTATTAGGATCAAGTGTTACATTATTAAATTGCTCTAAAATAACTTTACGACGATTAGTATCATTACCACGACGAATAGTCAATGTAAACGTACCTTTAGTAGTATTACGGTTACTAATTTCATATCTAATGTTGTTTTCAGTACCGTTAGCAATTAATCCATTTGTGCCATGGACGCCGTCGGTGTTTTGATCTTTACCATCAGCTAACGTGTGCAATTTAAACACTACATCTGATTGGCCAGCACCTCCTTGTAATGTAGTTCCTACATCCAAAGCATTAACCTGCGACGTAGACGAGCCAGTTGTAAATGTAATTTGATCACCTGCACTACCAAATGCCGATGCAGTCAATTCTAATAACGTAGTGCTATCTTTAGCAATTACGCCAATGTTAGCACTGTTAATTTCAGGCACTAAAGTATCTAACATCGTCGCTACACTAGATCCAGTTGCAAAATAATACGTATTAGCAGCTGGAGCATCTGTCGGAGGAACGTTGCCATATGCGATAAATTTATGTGTCGTACCGCCTACCGTAATACGGAATTCATCGTTATCATTTTGACCAATAGTATTGACAGGTGTAAATGATCCGGTTGCTCGTGACGTTGTCGATCCGGCAGATCCAACTTCCGCGGTGGCATGTGAATACCCATCTGCCATCACACGTACTACTGTTAACGTATCAGCATACTTTAAGTATTCTTGTGCAGAATAGTTTGTTAAATACTTATATTTTCCTTGAACGGGGCCTGAGCCAGATATTACAGCTCCGCCAAATCTTTGTACAAACTCAGAATAGCTAGATACAACGGTTGGAATGCCCGCCGGTCCTTTTGCCGTGGGTCCAACAACCGCAGCACCTATAGCTTGTACACCCGCAGGTAAGAACGACTGATCTACTTCGTTCGTGAATACCCCGGGAGATACTATTTTTTCGGCCATTATAATGCTCCTAATTTATTACAGATTATCAATAATAAATATTGGAGCAGTAAGCCAAACCGTTAGGCGTTTGGAACAAACACGCCAGAGTCGATATCAACCGTACCTACCCCATACTTATCATTTAATTCTTTAACCAAAGTACGTTCTTGTTCTTGAAGCTTTTCTAACTGCTTATGCAATTGATGTTTTGCTTCGTCGAGTTGTTGCACACGCTGCTCTTGCAAAAATTTTTCAAGTTCAATTTGTCCGAACTGGCTTACAATGTTAGCGTTGCTAGCTCTAAGATCTTTTAATGAATCGAGCTCTTCGTTTGTAAATTTAATTGGATCTGCCATAACTTATTCCTTTGTTATAAATATACTACCTTTATCTAAGATCTAAATTTTTATCTGAAAAATTTTCGCTATCTGAAATATCATCTACGGTATATTCACCGAACTTAATTTTCTTCACTGCAATACGACGTTCCATGTTACTACGACGAAATTCTGTCTCGCCCAATAACTGCCCTTTTACTGTCAATGGCACTGTAGCTCTTACTAATCTATCTTCGCCGGTCGCTGTAACGGTTTCTGTTGATACGTCAGATATCATTGTCGAAAATTTCCAAGTGGTGCCCCAAGCCATACCGCTAGCCGGAATTAGTTTTTCAACCAACGAATTCATTTGTTCTTGGTATTCAGTCCATATTAGCATTTCATATGCTACATCAACCATTTCCGGCAATACCGATACATAGTATTCTTTTGGTAACTGTTTGCCATATGTTGCCGAAAAACGATCGTACCGATGTGCAGTACTAAAACGATTTTTATGTATAAGTGTATTACCTTGGCCATAATAATTAGTTGGATTCAAATTAACTGTCAAGGCTTTTAATGTATCGCGCTCTGTTATGCTACTACGTCGTAGTGTCATAAGTGGCGTCATTATCTTGCCTTTCTTATCATACATGAATCCTTTAGCTTGATATTGTGCCCAAGCCTCTCCATTTGCATACATTACAGGCACATCAATCATTTTTCCGTTCTCGATAATCTGAGGACGTAATACGGTTCTTAACCAATCAATGATTGCATAATCAATATCGTAAATAGTAACTTTAGGCGTCTTGACCGTGTCTAGATCGCGGCGTACTTCATATGAGCGATTTGTTTCTAAATCGCGCGAAAATGAAGAATATGTTTTATCTAATTTTGGCTTACTCATAAGTTCCTCGGTATATCATTTGGTCTATTAATGCCACTACGCACTTCTTCAATATTAAGTCTATTACGACGCGTAACATGTGTTTCGCATCTAATAGCTACGCTATAACCAAATTCTCCACGTTCGCCGGTTACAAATCCGATATCAGCACTGGGATTGCGGCCAGACCAGTACTGAGTAGATGATACATTATCAATTTCAAAGTATTCATTGTTATACTCGATAATGTCGCCTTCTTCCATTATTATGTTACGGTCTTTAAGATCATCACGCAAAAATGAATAAATTGCATTTCTAGTGTAATCTAATCCATACTCATCACTACTACGTGATTTTTCTTCAAACTCAATAATGGCATTCATTTTTATAACTGAATAATAAACCTTGTTATCAGATTCATTATACAGATTAGGCCGAGATGCATTTAAATTAAGTTTGTAGAATCCTACTTCAGTATCAATATACCGATTGATCAACTCTCTATTGACCGATCTTATTAAACTTGCATCACGTGCCGATCCAAACAATGCCATATTATGCCATGTATATTAAAAGTGGTATCTTGTTAATTTGTGATTGTAACGAGTCAGATTCAGCCTGTTTTCTTTCCAATTGTGCTTGTCTAGACATTGTATCTAACGTTTCTTTAAGTTCTGTTATAAGGCCTTCCTTTTCAGTTTGAGCGGCTGATAATAGATCACTACCGTTCAATGTTATTTCTGAGTTAGGTATAGGCAATGCAGAATATTTACTACGGATAAGTCCTAACATTTCCTTTGCCAATGCAACAGTATATCTACGTATCCATTGTCTGCCCACATCATTAATATTTTCAAACACTACATTGTTATATGGTACATTTGAAAAGTCTGATATAGTACCCGTATTGCCTTTTAAAGGATTGCTACGATCTGATTTTTTAATGTATTCAAAATGAATCGTTTCTACATTCTGGCCGTCTGGTATAGGAAAGACTCTTAAACGGTTGTTGGTAATCTGGAATGAATATGCAGACCTACGAACTTGGTCATTAAACTCAATTGCCTGCAAACGCAACATATCAGCATAGATCGGCATCATCATAAATGATACGCCCGGCGAATAATTTCCAAATCCAAAGCTATCTAACATCTGCTGCGTACCAATACCCGATCCAATAAATGGATCAAAGAATCTAGTCAATGCCGGAGGAGCTTCATGGAACAACTTTTTGATTTCAATTGGATCCGTACCGGGTGTTCCGGACTCTAAAGTTACAACATCTGCATCTGTCAAATCATAAATCTGCTGGCCAGCCGTCATTGTAATAGATCCGGTATAATAAGTTACATTACCACCTGACATTGCTTCGACGCCATACTCTTCCGACAATTCTATAATACCGCCAAAGTTAGATGAAATCTTTTTGCCAGATAAATTTGACCCTGTAGCTGCGCCATACAGGTTAAGCATATTGTCACGAATGTTATATGTATTTAATTGTGCACCATATTCAGTAACTGCTTCTTCAAAACATGTATAAAAGTTGACTGGTTGCAACTCTACATCGCTTAATGGATAACCTAATTTTCTAGCACACCAGCTGGCTATTTTATCAGCTTCAAGCTGAAACTCATAATCATTATCGTAAAAGCCGAACGGAGTATCGCCTGGAAAAAATGATGATGAGCCTGGCCATATAGGTATGTTCTGTGCCATAGTCTACCCTTTTATATAAATATCACGTGATTGAGTTATTTTGTATACTCACGCGATAATCTGACATTTGCTTTTACATTGCCAGTTACAATATCATCGAACTTACTAGCATTTGTAATAGCAACAAATAAAGCATCATTTGCGCTTAGAGATACGTTATTGAAATCTTGTGTAAAGTATCTAGACTGTGATGTATGCGACAAGTTAAAATTAAGTAAGTCGCCGGCGGCTAAAAGACTGACGTCTAACGGATCTGAATTCACTGACGATAGCGATGCAGTATATAAATTTATTCTAAATCTGTAACTAGTCAGCTGTACTAGCTGATCGAGGTTTACTACGCCAGCGACTTTAATGTTAATGTTAGATGCCCCATCCAAATCATTGCAAGGGATAACTCTATCTACCCATTCCGTCGCATCTAAAGATGTAAATGCAAATGTTTGTTTACTAGCCGTTACGTAGTACGGTGACATGACATATGTGCCGCCGGCGGTTAACCCGTCATTTGTATTTGAGAATCCCAATGTAAATGAATCGCGGTATGGATATGTATATAATGACGTTGCCACTGACGCCGTTGCAACTGACATTGAACTAGTCTGCGAATTTAATACAAATGCAGCCGAACTTGATATCAATCCAGAAGGCAACTCTGTTAAAAATGATCCGGTCTGCGAATTTTGAATATACTCAGACAAATCTTGGTCACCTGTATTCGTGCCGCTTAAATTAGTAGCTGCTATACTGCCAGTAATACTAATACCAGAGCCACTTATAATTAAGTAGCGATCCGGTAATAAATACAAGTCTTGGTCGGCATGAATTTCTAAATCTTCTGGAATGTCTGTATTGGCGCCTATCCAAGTATGGTTCGCATCGCCGGCGAGGCCACTAAATGATATCTTTCCTTGGTGTGGTATGCCAATGCCGTCCGAATTAAGTTTAAATCTAGTCGTGCCTTGCGTTTTAAATGCAAATGATGGCCAATCATCAGTATCTATAGACGGTTCGCCGAGAACAGGAAATCCAGGATTGAGCTTTATTGTATATGATTCGCTAGTTGCTAATACACTCGCAGTATTATATAGCACTATCTGATTGCTTATAATTTTATCTGTTACATGTAAGCTTCCAGATATCTTCTGCAATGAATTTGCATCGCCGCCATCATGGATTGCATTAACATTTTTTAATTGTTCTCTGTTTTGGCTAGCCAACACTTCAGGATTACCGGAGCCGTCTACGATTGCACCGCCGCCTTGAAATGTCGTGCCTACTAACAATCCATTAGCATAACCATCTATGATTGAGCCTGTAGTAAATGTATATGTATTACCTAGCGCCGTGACATTCACTGCAGTAAATAAAATAGCCGTCTCATCATCATTAACATTAGCAGTCACGCCGATATTAGCACTATTTATCGCAGATTCCAAATGATTTAAATACTCGGAAAGAGTTCCGTCGTTTCCTTCGGCAAAGAAATAATATAGATTTCCTTCTATCGAATCTGGTAACGGATCGCCGGCGTAGGCCATAAATCTAATTGTTTGCCCATTTAGATTAAATCGAACTTCGTCGCCGGTGGATTGTCCAAAATTAATATCACCAGTTATCCCAGGCGCATGTGATCCCGACGCCGGATACATTTCAGAGCCATAGGAAACTAATATATCTAACAGGTCATTTATCCCGACACCGCCATTTTGATCTAAATCGTTTGGAAGACCATTCGGCCAATATATTCCTGTGTTTGGATCTACATATCCTATTTGGTTTGTCTGTATTAAATCTTGTAATGCTGCACGTACTTCATGAACAAATGACTTGCTCAGGAATGTATTGAATGGCATTCTACGCAATGTATCAGGACCATCATTCGATCCGCTAATATCTAATACTACTATTGAAGCAACTTCATCTGCATTAAATATGCCAGAGCCAGTTTCTCTAAAATCTGTAATGTATATATTTGGAATTGCAGATGATGATAATGATTGTATCTGAGGCGAACCTGAAATAATACCAGCTGGTATATTTGTCAGGTCATTGTAATTGCTTACTCCAGATCCGGCGCCAGTACCGTAACTTCCGGTATAATAGAATCGACCAGTTGCCGTATCATATACAATAACATTGTTATAATCCCCGTCAGTGTCTTCCGTAAGGCCGGCATATATTTCGTTACTAGCACTAACAGTATTAAATCCTGGATTGCCGGTTGTAGTTAAATTGAGTAAGCTTCTCGGCTCGAATATAAGGTCGACCGTGTCATTAAACGATATAACGCCTTGGAAAGCAGAGGTGTTAATCTCATTACTTGGAAGTTTCAATGATTTGGCAAAACTACTAACAACTGACGCCGTTATAGCATTTTCTATACCAGTAGTCTCTAACGTTGTTACGCGTGTACTAAACGATGACGATGCAGCAAAGAATGATCCAGTGATTCCTTCCGGAGTAAATCCGACGTCAGTTATATAACCAGCATCTTCTAATGTCGTTACACGTGTGCTAAATGATTGGGATACTGTAACTAAGTTGCTAGCAGTCGCTTCTAAATTATCTAAACGTGTTTCTGCAGATCCAGTAAACAATTGTATCGTATCATCTACGTTAGACAATGCATTGTCGACATTATTAATAAGCGTATTCAAGGCCGCAACCGAGCCTTGCAATAATCCTATACTACTAGAATTAGCACTTGCAGTTGCTTCGGTTAAAGTTATACGATCTTCAAACGAGCCGGATGCGGATTCTAAATCAGTCACTCGAGTGCTAAATGATGCTGATGGTGCAAAGAATGATCCAGTGATTCCTTCGGCGGTAAAGGGTGAATTTGTTATATAGCCTGCAGTTTCTATTGTACTAATACGTAATTCAAATGATCCGGAATCTGTTACTAAGTTGCTAGCAGTTGCTTCTACTGCCGTAACACGATCACTGAATGAACTAGATGCAGTTTCTAAATCAGTTACTCGCGTACTAAATGATTCGGATGCAACTTCTAAACTGCTTACTCGAGTGCTAAACGATGACGATGCAGCAAAGAATGATCCAGTGATTCCTTCCGGAGTAAATCCGGAGTCTGTAATATATCCAGCGGTTTCTAGTGTGTTAATACGTGACTGGAATGAACTCGAATCTGTTACTAAGTTGCTAGCAGTTGCTTCTACTGCAGTAACACGTGCACTAAATGATTCGGAATCTGATGTTAGATTTGTAGCAGTTACATTATTAGCAGTTATAGATCCGGTTACATATATTGACCCTGTAAATTGATGGAACGTATTAGCCGGATCCGAACCGCTGCCGAATACATTGCTACCAGAAAACGTTGAAGCGTTCTGTACTGTAAAATCAAATCCCGTAAATAGGAATGATCCTTCAAATATAGCAGTACTATTGCTTCCTGATAATAGCAAATTACTAGCAGTAATATTTCCAAACGTTACATTATCATCTTTAGTAAACTGCAATGAGCTTGATATCAATGTTTTATTTATCGAGCCGCCTTCTACTGCAGTAACGCGATCACTAAATGAACTAGAAGCTGTTTCTAAGTCAGTTACTCGAGTGCTAAACGATGATGATGCAGCAAAGAATGAACCAGTTATTCCTGCGGCAGTAAATCCAGAGTCGGTTATATAACCGGCATCTTCTAAATTACTTACTCGAGTACTAAATGATTGAGATACCGTAATTAAGTTGCTAGCAGTTGCTTCCGTTAAAGTTACTCGAGTACTAAACGATTCGGATGCAGTTGTTAATACACTAGCAGTTGCTTCTGTTAAAGTTATACGATCTTCAAACGAGCTGGATGCAGATTCTAAATCAGTTACTCGAGTACTAAATGATTGAGATACTGTAATTAAGTTGCTAGCAGTCGCTTCTGTTAATGTAACACGTGAACTAAATGATTGAGATACTGTAATTAAGTTGCTAGCAGTCGCTTCTGTTAATGTAACACGTGAACTAAATGATTCGGATGCAGTTGTTAATACACTAGCAGTTGCTTCTGTTAAAGTTATACGATCTTCAAACGAGCTGGATGCTAGTACTAAGCTTATTAGAACATTACTGTTACTTGAAATATTTCCTGCATTAGCAGTTACCCGTATACTAAATGATTCGGATGCATCTGTTAAAATGCTCGCAGTTGCTTCGGTTAAAGTCACTCGATCACTAAATGAACTGCTAGCATCTTCTAAATTAGTTACTCTAGTACTAAATGATTCGGATGCCGATGTCAGCGTACTAGAAGTAGATTCGTTATTAGTAACACGTAAACTAAACGATTCAGATGCAGCTGCTAAATTGCTAGCAGATATTTCTAATAATGTAGCTCGTATATGGAAGCTACTAGATGCGGTCTCTAAATCAGTTACTCGTGTACTAAACGATTGAGATGCATTTTGTAGATAGAATATATCTGCATCATTAGATGTCACGCGTGCTTGTAAACTAGATGAGACGTCTGTCAATCTGCTTTGTAATGAACTACTTAAATTTGTAATACGACTATCAAATGAGCTAGACGCATCTACTAATGCACTCGCAGTCGCCTCGACCAATGTAATACGATCGTTAAATGACCCCGTAAAGTCTTGTAAAACTGCTAGACGGTTTTGTACTGCATCTACTTTACCTACTAACTCACTTGCAGTTGCTTCAGTCAATGTAATACGTGCTTGTAACGATTCTGACAACTCATTTAATGCATCGGCATTGGCAGTCGACGATTCTAACGTATATATTCTAGCTTGTAATGATTCGGAGACGGCCGTAAATGAACCCGATATTTCATCTTTAATTTGTGCTGAACTACTTAATGCGCCTACAAATATTCCTTCGAACGCAGATGCAGAAACTATGTTTGATACATTAACTGAGCCTGTAATATTTAAAGAGCCGGTGATCTCATGATTGGTAGTAGTCGGATTAGATCCAGAACCAAAGATTACACTTCCGGAATATGTAGCTGCGTTTAAAAC